CTTGGGTGCTCAGATTGCTTGGCAATTTCTACGATATGACTTGCAGCATCGTTGCCTTTTACAATCAAATCACGGATGTTTTGCCTAGCAAACTCAGCGTCATCGTCAACAACATCTTTAACTTCTACTATTTCGGTAGATTGTTTAATTTCTAGAGGTTGTATTTCTAAAGCTTCAGATAATTTTTCATTTAAATTGTTCATATTAAAGTATTAGGCCAATTAGTTATTGTTTCAGAGAAACCAAATTCATCATCTGGATCAGAGTTTTGTGGGCTAGGTCTAGTTACAATTGCGATAGCCTTGACAGGTGACACAGCAACAGATGTTACATTGTAGGACGCATTGGTGTAATCTCCAACAACTATATCATTTGCTTGTAGTAGTTGAGTTAGTTGTTCAACAACTAATATGCCTGTGCTATTATTACTAAAGAAAACTACTTTGCCTGTAATTTCATCTGTATCAGGTCTATCAACACGAATTGTTTCGCCTGTAAGATAGTAATTATTTCCTGTGGCATAATTAACAGTAACTTTCTGAGCATCAAGATTTTGTGTTTCAATGTATATGTTTGTGTTGGCACTGCCGTATCGGCCTGTTGTGGTATTTAAAGCGCCAATTAATCCGTTTGGTGTTTTAACTGCTGGCCACAAATAACTTTTAACAGTAAAATCTAAATCCCAAATAATTAAACGAGTAGTGCCATCAGATAACCCACCTTCATAATCAGTTGTTGTATTTACAGAATTTAAAGTAATAGGCATGTCATACTTTTGATCCATGCCAGGAATAAAATCAACAGTAACAGTAAAATCTGGTTTAAAAAATGGTAGAATTTGTTCTACAATTTGTGTGCCATCTTCTGTATTACGCACATAGATAGACATAGAAAAATTAAAATCATATGGCACAGGTGCATATTGTGTATTAAGGCCGCCATTGGCATTTAAAGCAAAGTTCTGTATCAGCGACTGTTGCTTACGGCTAGAATCATATGACATACCTGTAAGTTCAAATGAAATCCTTGGAACAGTTACCGCAACTGTTTTAACTAAAGTTGGATCCGAAGTAATTTGTGTTAAATATCTTTCTTTTGAACCATAGGATAACGGCACACGAAAGATTTCTTTTTTGGTAAGACCATCTTTTGTGTAGCGTTGTAATTGTATGTCGTTAAAAAGTGTGCCAAATGCCACAACAATTTTACGAATAGACCGATTATAGTAGTGTGCTTGACCTAACATTATGGTTCACCAAAAGGATTTGTGTCTGAGAAATCAATGATAGCATTAGCTTCAGCTTGAATACGATTGTTGTCAATGATATCCTCAAAGGCATTATCTAGTGCAACCAAATCATCTGAGGTACTAATTGTCCAAACTGCACCACTTGTGTTGCCTTTAATTGTGCCACCAGATAAAAAGGTACCAATTGTTTTGATGACTGTGACTTGTGAATTTGGAGTAAAGTCGTGGACAACAGCAGTTGCCGTGGCGTTTGCTAATGTATTGGCACTTTGATAAACAATTTCATCATTAACGAACTGGCCTGTACCGCCAGCAGATAGTGCCACATTTGTTCTTGGATAGTAATCACGGATTTGGTCATCAATTTCAGATATACCAACTTGAATGATTTCGTTTGAGAAAACATATTGTTTTAACTTAATGCCATAAACATATACATTACCACCACGACCACGGCCTAATGTATAAAACATTGCTTGGTCGTTTTCATGTTCTACAAAAGTAATTTCAAATAAATTTTGTAAAAGTGGAATGTAAATTAAATCGCCTTCTAGTGGGCGAATTAAAGGTATCGTTGCGGCAAATCTACGGCGAGAAACAAGAAATGTTACTTCGTCACGAATCTCTAAACCAAATTTAGAAATAAAATCTTGTTCACCATCCATACCTGTAACATTTTCCAAATACATCTCAATTGGATATGCGGTAACATATTGTTTTAAAGTATCTTCACCATATAGATAATCTACTTGGTCACGAGAAGAACGAGGAAGATAAAAAATATCCATTCCATAAATCTTCATGGCCTCAATCACCAAATCTTCTACGAGCAACTGCTCGGAAGTTATCTGGCTGGACGGAAACGGATTAAAATAGACATTGGTGGCCACTACAATTATCCCGTAAATATCTCACTAGGTAAGCTATTGAAGTTATACATATCTTCTTCAATCTTATCCATTTCTTCTTTAGCTTCGGTCATAATGCGAACACCATCTAAAGTAACACCACCTGGCATTTGTATGCCAGCAAACTTACTTAAATTGGAACCCCATTGGTATTTAATGAGTGCTGTCGCATATCGTTTTAGAAAGCGGTCATTCCAAACTTCTGAATTGCCTGGTTTTGTTAATTCACCATTTGTAACATTAGTTGATACAGGACCAACTGTTGAAAGTGAAGTTGGCGATGTGATTTTACTGACTTGCAACTCTTGGCCGCCAAGCGTAATAATGTCACCTTCTAGTAATTCTTGGTCAAATACCGTATTTGTTCCTGCAATTGTATTTGCTGATGTAACGGCTGTGCCAGTTCCTGTAAGTGTAATTGTGGCCGGCCGAATAGCTCTGTAACAATCAATTACAACATAGTCGCCAACGGACAAATCTCTTGACCAATCAATATCTAAAAAGATTTTATTTTGTTTACGATTAAAACGAATTTGTGGTGTGCCAGAAAACAATAAATTTAATGTGCGAATATGTTGCATGGTAATTTCATATGACACATAACTTACCGATGTAAAGTCATAGAGGTCGTGCAAGCGTAATTGATAACGCAAGTCAAACATATTAATAGATGAATTGGAATCATCAAAAGGAAACATACCTACAACAAAGATAACCGCATCAGGACAATAAATCCAACGGCGGTCAATGTCTGCTTGTGTAATTTGGTGCTTCATATACATCTTTTCCACACCATCAAAATGGTAATCTTCAAAGAATTGTAAAGCATCATCAACTCGGTCACTAACTTGGTCGTCATCCACATTGATGTCAATTACTGGAAAGCCTAAACGGCGTTTGCAGTAATCAATAAATTGTTGTCTTGTTGTTGGTTGTGCCATATTTTATCCTAAAGCAATCGCAAATGCTATTGCGCTTGGGTCAGTAGCAGTTACCGCTACAGTTGAAATTGCGTTAATTCTACCATTCGCCGATACGGTAACAATAGGTATGTGTGTTGCATTACCATATGCTTGCGAAGGAGAAATGGTTATATTTGTAAAATCGGTATTGGCCTGTGCAAAAGCACCATTAGCATAAACACCAGCACTATTAGCAGCTGTAAAGGCCGCTGCAATGCTATTATTTTGTGTATTGTTTACTGTATTAGAATAAGCAGCCGCACTATTAGCAACTAAAAAGGCGCTATTAGCATATGAACCAGACGAATTAGCTGCGGTAAATGCGGCCGTAATGGAGTTGTTTTGTGTTGTATCCGTAGCTGTAGCCGCATTAGCAGCTGCAAAGGCGCCATTAGCATATACACCAGCAGAGTTAGCAGCTGTAAAGGCAGCCGTTATAGAATTGTTTTGTGTAGTATCTGTGGCAGTAGCAGCGTTAGCAGCTAAGAAGGCCGCATTAGCAGTATTGAATGCTGAAGTAAGTGTGGCTTCAGAAGCAAGAAATATTTGTGTATTACCATTGTTAGCTGCCCATTTACCAGAAGTTTCAATCCATAAAAATGAAGAATTTGGTTGAGCACCACGGTCAATTTCAATACCGGCATTTTCAGTTGGTTGTGCTGATTGAGAAAGATCCGCATTTAATACAATAATATTATCACCAATTAAAACTGTGATTGTATTGGTGTAAGTTGTATTTCCTGTAACAGTTAAATTACCTGTTATTGAAATATCACCAGTAATTGAACCACCAGTATTTGCATTAAGAGAATTGTTTGCTCTTGTAAAAGCTGCATTAGCGGTGTTAAATGCAGCCGTAATGGAATTGTTTTGTGTAGTATCTGTGGCAGTAGCAGCGTTAGCAGCCGTAAATGCAGCTGTAATGGAATTGTTCTGCGTTAAGTTTATTGCATCTTGCGTATTGGCTTTAGCGAAAGCGCCGTTAGCATATACACCTGCCGAGTTAGCAGCAGTAAAAGCGGCCGCAATAGAATTGTTTTGTGTAGTATCGGTAGCATTGGCAGCATTGGCAGCTGCAAAGGCACCATTAGCGGTATTAAAGGCGGTATTAGCAAATACAATAACCTCAATGCCACCATCATAAACAGCATCAGCGTAAATATTTCCTGTAACACCTAAACCACCAGAAATTTTAACAGCTCCTGTTGTATTTGATACAGAAGTTGTGGTATTTGTAATTGTAATATTGCCAAGAATTGTAGTATTGCCTGTTATTGTTCCACCTGTATTGGCATTAATACTGTTATTGGCTCTAGTAAATGCGGCCGTAATACTATTATTTTGCGTTAAATCGGTAGCAGTAGCAGCGTTAGCAGCTGCAAAAGCTCCGTTAGCATACACTCCAGCGGAGTTAGCGGCAGTAAATGCAGCTGTAATGCTATTATTCTGAGTTGTATCAGTAGCATTAGCGGCGTTAGCAGCAGCGAAGGCACCATTAGCATAAACACCAGCGGAGTTAGCGGCAGTAAATGCGGCCGTAATACTGGTGTTTTGTGTATTGTTTACTGTATTAGAATAAGCAGCCGCACTATTAGCAATCAAAAAGGCGCTATTAGCATATGAACCTGCTGAGTTAGCAGCTGCAAAAGCACCATTGGCCGTGTTAAATGATGCTTGCGAAAAAACCTGGTTTGCGGTTAACGCACTTTCTCTAGCTAAAGGGTAACCACCAGCCGTTACGCCATCATGGACTACAACGACTTCTTTATCGGTATCTACGGTAAGTTCAGCTACTGCACCCGTAAAGATTGCAGTTTGTGCTGTATTACCTCGTCTTATTTGAACTTGTGTTGACATAGTTGTATTTATAGTGTTCCGTAATCAAGTGCATAAAAAACGGGTTCTGCAACAAACCCATAATCCACAGTAAGTCCTTGAGCACCAGGTTGAGCCGCAATGGTAATTTGATTAATTGAGCTATTCATAGCAACAACGATACCAGATTCGCCCACGATTGTTAATCTAGTATTGCTTGTGTTTGCAACTAAAGCTGTTGCCGTATTAGAAATTGTAGCAAAAGAATTGCTTGTTCCGCCACCACCTGAACCAGCATTAGCGGTAAATTGTCTTGAGCCATCCGCAAATTGAACATAACCACCACTATTTGCTACAAAAACATTGGAGTATATTACATTAGCACCAGCAATTACACCACCAGTTCCAGTACCAATCGTCAAATCACCTGTTATTGTACCGCCTGTGTTGGCGTTAAGGGAATTATTTGCTCTAGCAAAAGCTCCGTTAGCATATACACCAGCGGAGTTAGCAGCAGTAAAAGCCGCCGTAATAGAATTGTTTTGAGTTGTATCAGTAGCGGTAGCCGCATTAGCAGCCGCAAAAGCAGCTGTAATGGAATTATTCTGCGTTAAGTTTATTGCATCTTGTGTATTGGCTTTAGCAAAAGCACCGTTAGCATATACCCCGGCGGAGTTAGCAGCAGTAAAGGCAGCATTAGCAGTTATGAAAGCCGCATTAGCAGTATTTCTTGCTGTTGTGTCTGGTGTTGATGTGGGATTTAATAGGTTTGTTCCTGCACCACCAACACATTCTGTCAAATCAATATATGCACCACGAGCAGAACCGCCTTGCTCAAAAAATCTTATTTTATTTTGAAAGGCATCAATTGTGATTCCGGTGCCAACTAATGTAGTGTTTGTTGATGGCTTAGCAAGTAATATTTCACCACCTTCATCACCAACAGAGTTAGTAACGATTATTTGTTTGGTGCTGAATATGCCAGAAGATTTATTAAATGATAGGCCAGAATTTGCACCAAGAACACCAGAATCATTGAATTGAATTTCTTGATTTAGACCGGCTGGTCCTTGAAATCGTTCAATTGTTTGGATTGTATTTGAAACGCCGCCACGATAGAACAATTTTCCATCGTAGGTATTGATTGCAATTTCGCCATTGGCCAAGTTAGACGGCACATTACCGCTAACATTTGACCTGCGTAATTCAATTATTGTATTGGCCATTAGAACGAGCTACCGTCATTTACCTTAATAGCAAAGAGGTTAGACACAGGCTGTTCTACAATATTTTCTTCAGTAAACTTTTCAGGATTTAATTTCTTTAGTTTAGAAGGAGTTGCAATGCTTTCTAGTTTTTCAATATACTCGTTCAAACCTGCAATCTCCGTATTTTTTTCTTCTAATTGTTTTTGAAGTGCCGTATTCTGTTTCATGGAATCATTTAGAGCACCTTGTAACCGACTCTTATCTTCATGTGCTGAAGCATTTACATCCACTTTTGTTTTTAAATCTTTAACAGCTTCGTATGTCTGTATCAACTCATTATATTTTGCCTGTATTTCGGCTGTTGCTTTACCAGAATCTTCAGCCAATTTTAGCTGAGTTTGAAAAACAAAGTTCTGCTTGATAATTGCTACTAAGTTATCAAGCAGAATCTCTTGGTAAGCATTTGAAAATTCCACACTCATAACGACCCCTTTTCATATTAATTAAAATGTCCCACCTTGTAGGTGTGCGAATGTTGGTACACCTGAAGCATTAATCGTCAACACATGGCCTTCAGTAGATGAAGATGCTGTTGTTAATGCTGATGTGCCTTGACCCAATAGAACTCCATTGGTTGTAAATGATCCTGCACCAGTACCACCTCTTGCCACACCTAATGTACCTGAAGTAATTGCAGAAGTATCAATTGCAATGGCAGTATTATTTGCGGAACTGATACGACCATTTGCCTCTACTCTAAACGAAGCAACTGCCGATGCAGTACCGTAGTTAGCAGCAGTGATTGTAACACCAGTGAAATCAGTATTAGCTGCAGCAAAAGCTCCGTTAGCATAAACACCAGCTGAGTTAGCAGCCGTAAATGCGGCCGCTATACTATTGTTTTGTGTTGTATCAATAAGAAGGCTATTGTTAGCAACTATAAAAGCACTATTAGCATATGAACCGGCACTATTGGCAGCTGCAAAGGCAGCCGCTATACTATTGTTTTGTGTTAAGTCGGTGGCAGTAGCAGTGTTAGCAGCTGCAAAAGCAGCCGTAATACTATTGTTTTGCGTTAAATTAATTGCATCTTGCGTATTGGCTTTAGCAAAAGCTGCATTAGCAGTATTGTAAGCGTTATCAGTATAGGTCTGAATGTTTTGACCGCCAATGGTAATAGAGTAAGCAGAAACATTGGCAATTAAAGTGGCCGCATTGGCAGCAGTTACAGAGCCTGTTGCTAAAGTATTTCCTGCAGGATCAGCAGTGAGTCCTTTAAACAAGAAGAAGTTATCTGAAGCGGCATTTCTTGCCAAACCAGCATATTTTGTTCCAGTAGAATTGTATTGTCCATAGAAACCAATATCAAGTGTATCTGATGTATTATTATTTGCTAATTTAATTAATGAATCTTCAACAGATAAAATCTCTGTATCAACAAAAGTGGTATTGCCTTGAACAGTTAAATTGCCCGTAACAACTAATGAACCTGTAATTGTACCACCAGCATTTGCACTAATACTATTGTTAGCACGAATGAAGGCCGCAGTAGCTGAGGCCTGTGCGGTATTAGCGGCTACAAAGGCGCCGTTAGCATAGACACCAGCGGATGTTGCTTTATTATCAGCAGTATTGGCAGCTACAAAGGCGCCGTTAGCATATACACCAGCACTATTGGCGGCAGTAAACGCAGCTGTTATGGAATTATTTTGTGTTACATTTACACCAGCTTCATTATTAGCCGTAGCAAACGCACTATTAGCATATGAACCTGCCGTTACTGATTTATTGTCCGCTATGTTAGCAGCTAAAAATGCTGAGTTAGCATAAACACCGGCTGAGTTAGCAGCTATAAAGGCCGCATTGGCCTGATTAACTGCACCAGCCGAAGCTGCTCCTGTATTAGCGGCAGTAAAGGCCGCATTGGCGGTGTTGTAAATGTCTTGTTGTTGGTCTAGAT